CTTGATTCCTACTGCTGCCAACTTCGCGTTAACATCTAACCCATGTGGCAGTAGTTCAGGTTCATGAGAGATCAGATACCTCAGTCTTCCGATGCCTAGTTCACCCAAATCCATCGGTGAGCCACGAGCCATGGTAGCTAACCTATGCAGTGAGTCCGAGATATCCACTCCTGGGCTGTGGATTAACTCAATGACCATGTCGTACGCTTCAAAGCAATCAGAAGTGAAGCCGTACAACCGCATGTAGGTCATCGTAATGTCACGAGGATGATGCTTCTCCTCAAAAACAAGACGAATAGCTACATCCCTGCGTGGCCTATGTGGGCGTGAATTCTCCCACTCGTGACCCAGAAACTCCACCCGGTCTCCTCGAGCAGCGACTTTGCTCTTGGAAACACTTACCTCCATGCCAAGCTCGTCAGCTACTCGAGCTATATCGGTTAGACTGACAATGGAGTTCGTTGCTACGATCGAGTCGTCACCAAGGACGAGCACTCTGTTCTCCTTTAAAGCTACATCTGTCAAACGGATCCAGATGTAATTCAAAATTAGGAGATTACAGATACTTCCCACAATTGATGTGAAGGGAGAACCCGAAGGTATCCCTCGATGCTTTTGATAGATGCTAGCATCAGGAAGAACGATCCTAGAGTGGATGAAGTCATTTGTGAGACGATAGAAAAGGTCAGTTTCTTCGTCGTCCATTTCGAGATGTGTTCGAACTATCTCGAAGGCATCGCCAATGATGAAGGCGGGCACACTCGAATCGAAACCAGAAAAGTCGAGGCAGTACACTCTCTTCGTTACCGCTTGGAACTCGGAGATGAACGCTCCCACTTCAGCTTTCTGATATCCATACGAGAAACAGTGTCGTCGGATGAGACCTTTGTACGCTGCTTTCGCAAACGACGCAGCCAATATTGTCGTTGCCAGCGGACTGCCCCAAACCAACCTACCCTTAGGACCAGAGCTGCCATGCTGAATACGGCGATATGCCACATAAGGATCAAAACCGATCCTACCAGCACGTACATCCCTACTCCTCTGAATCCCGCGATCCAGAACCAGAGAAGTATTAGCGAAGAAAGGAGCGCCAGCAGACTTGTTAAGATGAAGGACCTTGTCCACCACTTCATTTTCATGAAGAGGTACATGCCTTCTGGATCTACCACCCGCC